GTAGTTGGAGGTCTTAAGCAAGACGTTAAGAAGAACACCTTCGCAGATTTCTCTCTATGAATGAATTGCCACCATGGAAGTTAAGGGCATTGCGGGATCCAAATCTTTCTCAGAAAGATTGGATGCTACTAAAAGTAGGTCCGCAATCGCTTGCTGAAGCATTTCATATGCAAGCAATTAAACTACGTTATTCCCTTCGTGAGTATTGACTATATAAGACAGTGATGTCTTGTGTATGTACGATAATCCATGGTGGTACGATGGCGAAGTATTTGATTCCGATAAAATAAATGGATACCATGGGTTTGTATACTTAATTACAAACACAGTCAATGGTAGAAAATATATCGGGAGAAAATACTTCTGGTCTTTTCGTAAAAAGAAAGGAGAAAAGAGAAGGCAGAGGCAAGAATCTGACTGGAAAAAGTATTACGGTTCTTGCCCCGAACTAAAGGAACATGTAAAAGAATTTGGAAAAGAAAAATTTAATAGAGAAATTTTAAGTTTGCATACTACTGTAGGTAGATGTAACTTTGAGGAGACCAGACAACTCTTTGTAAACAATGTTTTGTCAGAGAGCTTGACAGATGGAACACCCATGTACTATAATGGGAACATCCTAGGGCGGTATTATCGCAAGGATTATTTCGAGGGTCCATAGTTAAACGGATATAACTCCCGCCTTCTAAGCGGATATTCTAGGTTCGATTCCTAGTGGACCTGCCAGGGTGAATAGCTCAGCGGTAGAGCATCTCCTTTACACGGAGGCGGTCGGGGGTTCGATCCCCTCTTCACCCATAAATATTGGATAAGAACGATGGTAACAGCAAAATGCAAAGTATGTAATGTAGAACTTACAAGTAATCACAAAACACAATGCTGTGGTTGTAGCAATCAGATGACAGTCAATGAGGATACAATCACTGCTAAAGATTTATCGATGGTTCTTCTGATCAATTCTGAAAAGAGTATTAAGGATCACGGCATTCTAAGCAAAACCGACTTAGAATACCAGGAGAACCGAAGGAAACGAAAGGTTCGCAAACTCGATTTTGAGGTACGATGACAAACAAGTACGAAAAACGCAAAGACGCATTCTTTATCTTCTATGAGAGTGTTCTGAAACCAGATCATAATCTCAGACAGGATGCACACGAACAATTGTGCTATCATGAATTGATGGAATGGCGTGGAGAGATCATTGCTTATCTTGATCGTCGTCGCTGCGAAGAGTTTTACTCTTGACAAAACTTGCCTGGTGGGTGTATAATTCATCAGGTACACACATCGGGGTGTAGCTTAGTTTGGTAGAGCGCCCGCTTTGGGAGCGGGAGGTCGTAGGTTCAAATCCTATCGCCCCGACTGGAGGGTCACCTCCACTAATACAAGTTAAGTTGCAAAGGCAATGTCTCGTTCTAAATTTCATTCAAAGTTCAAAAACGATCTCAAGAAATTGACTAGTGCTGTCGAGGGCAATATTGCTCTTGATACTGACAACCCTAAACTTTATCAGAAACTCATTCGTTTCTATGAAGACCAAGGGATTCAACTTTATAATGATCCAGAAGATGATTACAATGTAATCCTTGATCAGATTGAAGCAGATCTTATTGAATCTGGAGTGTATGCTTGATTGTCTCGGACGACATTAAAAGTGCCCTGGTGGAGTCAATTTGACCCAACGACATGGAGAGTCGTTAAAAACCCTGGTCGGGATGGTCTTAAGACCCTCGGAGTTTCCTGCTTCTCTAAAGAGCAGGTGGCGTGCATGTGAACCCAATGTTTAGAGTACCACACTATGAATATCATGTAGAAGAATGGAAAGATCTTAAAGATCAATTTCTTTCTTCATTGCATGTGAAGAGTCCAGAAAACATTCCTAGTGGTGCTGACTATAGTGTCACTACAAGTTACTGGGACGAATTTGATTATCGTGATTGGTTGCCCTTCCTAGAAATGGTCAAACCATATATCTCTCGTATTCCGAGTACAGAGACAGTGACTAGAGTGTGGTATCAAACAGCGCAGCAGTACGATTATCATACTGCTCATACTCATGGATCTGTTGGTTGGTCTGCAGTTTTCTACGCACACTTCAATCCAGAGGTCCATGAGGCAACTAAATTCTATTGTCCCTTTACTAATATTATGGGAGATGTAGAATTGTATTGCCCTGATGTCAGGGAAGGTGACTTGATTGTCTTCCCTGCCTTTCTACTTCATGAAGCACCACTAAACAAAAGTACAGAAGAACGAACAATTATTTCATTCAATCTAGTATAGTGCGAGTGTAGTTCAGCGGTAGAACGCTATCCTTCCAAGTTAGATGTCGTCGGTTCGATTCCGATCACTCGCTTAATTAATGTTATGTTAAAAGAATTTCTAAGATGGTTTGAGGGTGAGTATAATAACTGGAGACAAGCATCCAGTAATCCAACTTCCTTTGCCCATATTATTTTGACACATGAAAAGATTGGAAGAAATAAATTTCATGTGTACCAAAGATACAATCACGAAAAGAAACCATATCGTGATAAGATCATTAGAATTGTAGAGAAAGATGGCAACATCATTGTAGAAAATGATCAATGCAATTTGGTGTTTATTAAAAAGGATGGTATGTATTGGGGTCAAACAGTCCCTGGATGCATCTTCAAGGGCACTATGCTGGTCAGTAGGGTTCAATTAGGACCTACCTTTTATAAGGTAATTGATGCAGGTATAGATCCTATAACTAAGGAACAGAAATGGGGGTCTGAAAATGGACCATTCTTCTTCGACAAAAAATATAAATAGTTAAAAAGTTTGTGCAATGGCATTAAAGAAGTTAGTAACTAATTCATTGAATGATGATGCTGTAACTGCAGCGAAGATAGAAAATGCTGTCAATACTACGTTAGGATTTGTTGTACCTGCAGGTGGTATTATTATGTGGTCAGGAACCACTGCAAATATTCCTTCTGGATGGGCACTATGTGATGGTCAAAATGGTACACCAAATTTAACAAATAAATTTGTTATTGGTGCTGGTAACACTTATGCAGTTAATGCAACTGGTGGCAGTAAAGATGCTGTAGTTGTATCACACAGTCACGGCATCACAGAACCTAACGGTGGTCAGGGTCACAAACACAATATTTCATACACGAACACTGATGGTGGTTTTGGTCGTAGTGAAGAATCTGGAAATGGAGGAGAAGCTGGAACCAATGAAACAAATTTTGCAACTACTGGAATTACTATCAACAACGAGGGTGTTTCTGGTGTAGATAAAAACCTGCCACCATATTTGGCACTGGCATATATTATGAAACTTGCGGCGTAAAAGATGTGAGGACTATCTGACTTCTCTTGACAACCCCATAGGCACCTGGTATGATACAGGTGTCTTTTTTAATGACTCATGACTATTGAAGGTCGTCCTTATGTTGGACCAGACAATACATACGAAAAGCAACGTAAAGATCGTATGGGTGATGCTATTGGCGACTATCTTACTGATGAAAAAGTGAGTAGTCGTCAGGCATATGAAGAGATTCTTTCTGAGGTACAGGGATGGATTGACTACCATCGTGAGAACCTGACCAAGGCGGAACATCTTAGGGAATATCTGATGGGAAGTCGTCCTATAGATCTAGAAGCACCTGCCTCAAGTACACAGACCTTATATGAGGATATCCTCAACTATGATGCTTGACATCTCTTAACATTTCCTATATACTTCTGTAGTATTTCGTTACAAAACACATGACAGTCACAACCAACGAGTTTGGACAGAATAATCTGTTTGCCAAGGAACCCCAAATGGTGGTAGAATCCTACAACCGTAAGGGTCTCTTCTCTCCTATGCAGCAGAGAGAGATGTACAACGGTCGTTGGGCAATGATGGGAATCATCTCTGGTTTCCTTTCTTATGCTATCACTGGCAAATTGTTTTTTGGTATCTTTTAATTAATGAACATTTACGAAGCGTTTGACAAACTGGGTTGGGATCCTAAAGATGATATTGTCATCGAGATTGCTGGTTCATCAGTTTATGAGATTGATGGTGCAGGAACTAAATGGGCTCCAAAGAAAGGAACTGTTAAATACAACAAGGATGCTTTTATTGTGATCAAGAACAAGTCACGCAATCCAACAGTTCCTTCTATTCCTAATCCAGAACTTAAAGCACATCATGCCGAACCATAATGCTCTCTATGAAGACATGGAGAAACTAAATGCCCTATACGAAGAACTCTGCTGGGGGCACGATGATGAACTTCAGTTCATTCACGAAAACGGTAGAGTCGTCATTAAAAACATTACACAAGAGGAACAACAATGAAATTCGGATTCACCCCTGAGGCAGAAATTCTTAACGCACGTGCTGCAATGCTTGGTTTTATTATTGCAGTTGGCACCTATGCAACTACTGGACAAATTATTCCAGGCATTTGGTGATATAAATAAAATTGAATATCGTCGTCGCGACCATAGGGACCTCTGCCACATAACAGAAGGTCCCTTTTTTATTGTTTACTAATTCAAATATGGATCAAATATTTCATATCTACGAAAAGACGACTAATGAACCAGTCAAAGTATGTCTATCAATAGAAGAGTTAGAAAAATTACTTGCAGAAAAGAAAATAGATTGGAAACATTGGGAAATTGAAAAGTGTACTGTCGAAAGAGAATATGCTGATGCAAGTTATTGATAAATAATTGTATCGAATTTATTAATTACCATGTCTGCTGATAACGAAAACAACATCTTGTGGAGAGTCACTCGAAAGGTTGACGGTCGCACTGAATATTTAATGTCTGCTCATAAATGGAATCTTGACCCAAGGTTTGCTAAACTCTTTGATACACAAAGAGAGGCAAAGTCATTTGTCAAATCAAATTCTCTGAAAGGTTCGGTCAGGAGATACGAACTTTGAGTTGACACTTGGGTTACTGTGATTATAATTAGTAGTATGTATCCCAATTTATGCTCACATTCTATCTTCTGGTACTTATAGTACTCTTAATGATTGCATACGCAGGATTTGAGGGAACTATGAGGGTCTTTGCTTACTTGGATCTTCAGTTGAGGTTTCTTGTTGTAAGGATCAGAATGTATTTTATGGGGCGTAAGTTGAGGAAACAACTGATCCGTATTAAAGAGGAACTCGATGCCGAGAGCAAACGTCACAAAGATTGATTTACTTTCAAGAGTATACAAACTCAAGACAGCACTCTACAACGGTCAGCATGGAAACAAAAATGGTGACTGGCATGATGGAGCACATCAAGCGTACAATCAAATCCTCGATATTTTAAATGAGTATTCTAACTGAGGAACAAGAGAGGCAACTTAGAGAAAGAGTTGCTAAAGCAAAAAATGATCTTCTTATGGAAGAACCCTGCCCAATCTATGAAGCAACTGAAGAAGATTGGGAAGATTTTTGGTACAATGAGGACAAATCATGAACCCTGAAGACATTAAACTGAACACAACAACAAGAGAATTTCATTACGAAACTCTTTCTAGAGAAATAGAAGAGTGTAATGACATCAAAGAATTGAAACAACAACTCCGTTCATGGATTCGCCTGTACATGAAGCAGCAGGAGACCATGGGATTGCTTGGAATTCCTGATGCAGGATAAGCACTGCGGGGTCGCTTCACTAACTGTCCTATTCCTCCTCACCTTGGGCGTCATTGCGTTAGGATACGTTCATGGAGGGATGGACATCACTAAGGTCTATCACTCCTTAACCAATTTCACCTGAGGGGTTGACAAATTTCAAAACCTTTGGTACTATAAATAGGTCAACGGGTTAAGAAACGTAACGTTTTTTAATCTTTTGTAAACTCCCCAAACCGAGACCTATAGGGAGGATAAATTACGTCTCTCATACCCACGATGGAGGGTGTCGTGGGAATATTACTACCGTCGCATCCCTAGCGATCTTTCTTACCCTTTTACGAAACAATGGCTCAATCTACTCTGCAACAAAATTACACTCCGTCGAACTGGGAACAGTTCTGCGAGTGGGTAACTTCCACCAATAACCGCC